GATCGTTGTGAGATAAATACTCATGATAATGCCCCAATATCTATGATTCACCGAATATGGGAGCAATACAAACAAGATAAAGAACTTGCTTCAAAAGCTAAAATAGACTTTGATGACGCATTTGATACAAACACAATAACATGCAAAACTTGCTATAAAGATCTTGATTATGATTATGTTGATACAAGAGTTGAATATTTCTGCTCTGATAAGTGCGTTGATCATTATGTACAGCTTTCTGATTTCTCTGATAACAACATCGTGTTTAATACTATTGTTTACAAACTAGATTCTGCAGGTAAAAAATGATGGAAATAATAAACTTGTTATTCATGGCGAGAGATTTGTTTGTTTTAGCGATTGTTTTTGGTGCCTTTTACGCAATATCTAAAGGACTTGCATGAATTGTAAAAACTGTTCATTCAATGAATTCTGCTCAAAGCGATGCGAGTTCAAAGAATTCATCACCAGACTAAGGCAAACACAAAAAGATGTAGCAAAAGCGATAGAGAAAACTAAAAAGGAAATAAAATGGAAGAAAAACTAGAAAAAAATAATCCAAAGTCAGATGAAACAAAAATATCTGCCTTAAAAAGCAAAATTGAAGCATATATTGCTGAAACAGATGCAAAATTGAAAGATATGCAAGATAAAATAGATACCATTAAGCGACAAGCTAAGGCTCAGGAGTTTCGGCTTGACCATTGGATCAAGTTTATACAAGATCTTATAGTCAATAAACGATCAGAATCAGACCGAGTGAGATCTTTTTTCTATTCGATACCGAAGCTTCAAGCAACAGATATCATTGCGTACGCTGAAGTTGTATTGGTTATTGGCGCATTATATTCGTTTGCTAATATATTATATATCTTGTTGTCTCGCGTATTATCATTAATATTTTAATTACATTGGATTCTATTATGTCATTTGTTGAAAAAACTGCTTCAATTACCACAATTCCTCTTAGCTCAATGACGATGTCTTGTGAAATAGATCAGTTATTCACCGCTTTAAGCCTATTACAAGGAGAAATGACTGCTATTAAGAAGGAAAATCATGGCCACCGTCATCGTTACGCTGATATTAATACTGTTCTTGATCATATTCTACCTATTCTTTCAAAGCATGGACTCGCAGTAACGCAGCATCCATCATTTGATAAAGATGGGTCTCAGATGCTGACTACCATATTATGTCACAAATCTGGACAGTTTATGTGTAGCGCTTCAAAAATCGTCCATGATCCATCAGATATACAGTCCCTTGGTGCAGGTATCACTTACCAAAGAAGATACGCCCTGGTGTCAATTTTAGGCATAGAGCAAGAAGATGATGATGGTGTATCCAACAAAAAGGTATCAGGTTACGTTGCACCTAAAAAGATCAGTGCTGAAGGAGCTGTTGCTTTAGGGAAATCTATTCACTCAGCAGACTCGACAGGACGATTATTAAATAATATACTTGTATCAACTAAGACCAAGTCGTTAGAAGATATGACTGAAAAGCAACTAGAATGGGTAATAAATAATTACCTAAAAAAATAAAAGACCTTGGTCGGTGCTCAATAGATACTCCTTTTTTGTATGCCCCTGACAGGACCACACACTCTTGTTGGGGGATACTTTTTAACTAGGAAAAATAATGGAAAAACGATACTTTTTATTGCAATATCACAAACTCGATGGATCTGTTGACCTACAAGACAAGTTTTATATCACTACAAATTATAAAAAATATGTTGTAGATGATTTTCTCGTGCCAGCAGTTGTAAATGATGAAAATAATAATCCTATCATTTATATTATTCCTCATGATATATATGAACCTAAAATTCCTAAAATCCTATTAGACCAGTTAATAGATGATGAGGTTGAAATAGAGCTTGAAAATGTAGAAATAATATATAAATAGGATAATAATGCATTACTATTCATATAAAAACTTTGATAAAGAACCAACGTATCCTGATGTTATTAAAATAGATGATATAAGAATTGAATGGGTTTATAAAAAAGCTCACTTTAGATTACGAGATATAATTTTCTTTTTAGTTGGAGATAATCCAAATCCAATAATTAAGTCCACTGAATTTAGATTAAAAATACAATCAATAATATGGGAAATAGCTGGTAAGCGCTGTAGAAATTTTGATGATCATTGCATGCAAGTTGCAGAATATGAAGGTCCAAAGCAATATGTAGTTCAATATTATTGTGATGCTGAATGGATCAAAACAATACTAAAGTATCTTAAAATGAACCTAGAATCTAAAAATATAGAAAACTTCGATGAAAAACATACTAAATTAGTTAGATGGATGTTAAATACTAATCTAGCGATGAGATATGAATTAACAAAACGTAAATATTGAGATCATGATAACTAGGACAATAATGGATAAGGATAAAAAATAAACTCTTGCAATCAGTTATAATCAATGATAATATCAAAATGTATGTGAACTCCATACACCTCCATTTCCTCCCTGGACTCCCTTCAGGGAGGTTTTTGTTGTTAGAAGAGAAGCGCCTATTTCTAGAAGTATTCTACCACTACAACAGCGCCATCAGCACCATCTCCGCCAGCACCTGAGTCTGTACCGTCAAAAGATGCACCCCCGCCTCCTCCTGCACCGCCAGGGAATCCACCATTACCTCCTTTACCAGCAAAAAGTCCTGATGTTTGTCCGCCACCACCGCCACCACCTGTACCTCCTGACAAGAATCCACTAATGAATCCAGGAGTTAATACGCCGTCATTACCATCTTGGCCATCAATAGTACCTGATTCAATGCCACCAAGACCACCTGCTATCCATGCGCCTGGACCGACATCTCCACCGTTACCACCTCTGATAGGACCTCCTGTATCACAAGGACCACCACCACCTCCTCCTGTTGCCATTCCAGATTCACCTACTGATACATCAAATTGTGGATCAAATACTGCATCTGCATCACCTGATGCTCCAACTAATCCTGCACCAGATTTTACAAAATTACTTGCGAATTCATTGTCAGTTGAAACGCACCATTTAAATGTTTGTTGTTGCTCAGTATTACCTGTACCGCGGCCACCTTGTCCACCATTTCCACCAAATACAATAATACTAGCAAATGATGTTGAGCCCCCATTACTACCGGCTATTCCATTATGTTCAGAAAGAGTTTGTGCTGCACCACCTGTACCGCCAGCACCAATTACGACTGTTTCAGTATCATTAAAAAATGATTGTGGATAAGTAAATACATAATATCCACATGCACCGCCTCCTCCACCACCACTAGATTGCTCATCTACCCCTTGAGCTCCTGATCCACCGCCAGCACCACCACCCCACATATGAACAGTAACTATCCGTGTACGACTATTTTTAGTCCATGTATAGGTACCTGCACCACCATCGAAAACGGTTTGTATTTGCCCACCGTTATTTATTATATTCTGTGTTGCCATTTATAAATTCTCCTTCAAAAAAGGATGAAATCGTTTCACTAATTGCTTGATCTTCTTTTGACAAAAACTGTGATGAAAATGATGATTCTTCTGAGTAAGTTGGATCCCAAACAGATATATCTATTATAGGAGCTGGTGAATCCATGAATCGTACCATTTGCTTATCTTGTGGTATTTCTTCTTTTATATCCCATTTTTCCATGTCATCTGGAGATCTTTGAGGAAATTTTGGAATCTCTCCTATTTCCTTAAAATCTTCTCTGTCTGGTGGAATTGGATCATCAGAATAATCAAATCCAACTGAGTGATTGTCTATAATTATATTACTATTGATAATCTGTATCGCTTTAGATTGAATATCTTCTTCTGGAAAGTCTGGATTGATGTCTCTTGATGTATCAATCGCTCTTTCCATTTGATGAACTATATCTATTCTTCTATTAAATCGACTAACTCCACGATAACAGACTGCTACTAATGCCATAATTATTGGTATTAATATGTAATTAACCGCTTGCTTTGCTCCTTCGTTCATTACTACTCCCTTCTTTTAAACTATTGTTGGGTTCCCTGCAGCTGAAGTTACTATAAAGAAAAAGTTAGATGCCATACAAGTAAAATCAATACCGTCACCTGTTGTATTACCTGTTATGCTTCCGCCTGTACCAACTGTTGTAGCTGTTCCAACAAATCTAATATATTGCAGAGCATTCTGAGTTAGAGTCCAGTTGCTTGAAGCTTGAATATTATATATTGCAAATCTATCTCCAAAAGAACAGGTAGTTGGCAATACAAAGGTAATTAACCCTGCAAATGCACAGAAATATCCATTATTTGGAGCTAATGTAATTGGTCCTGCTGTAGTAACTAAATTCCAAGTAAAGCCACCACCACCGCCTCCTGAACCTAATGCAGTCCATGCAGTGCTACCGTTGGTATTAACATATAACGTATCATTACCAGTACCTGTTACATCAACAAACAATGATCCCTGTAAGGCAGAAACTGCACCGTCTGGATTCACATCACCAGCTAACACTTCAAATGTTTGCGCGCCATTCCCTATTTGCACAGAATCAGTTCCATAATTAAGATGCACTCCGGAAGCAGCCTCTAATGTTATACCGCCGCCTTCTGCATATACCAATACTGCTTCATCTCCAGTACCAAGAGCACATCCAATTTGCATAGTGGTACCTGCTCCAGAACCATTTGCTGCTATAGCTACGGCAGCTACTACGCTATCATTGGATATAATAGTTGCGGTACCACTAGATGTTGCATCAAAATTGCCTGTTGCAGTTATTATTGTATTATTTCCAGATGTCAGATTAATATTTGAAGCTGCTTGATGAGTTATACCGCCGCCTTCTGCATATACTAATACCGCTTCGTCTCCGGTCCCACTAGCACACCCAATTTGAAGTGTAGTTGATGGATCGCTTCCATTGGCACCTATACCTATTGCAGCTACTCCATTGTAGTTAGAGACGATATTTGTCGTTCCTGCAGAGGTTAAATGAATCTGCCCAGAAGAATCTAAACTTACTAATGTATCATCTTGAACCTCTGTTCCATTAGTACCTGCTATAGTTATTTGATTGCTGCTTGCTAAAGAAATATCATCTACAGTGGTAATATTTATTGGAAATAAGCTTGTAACGTTTACATCATTATTATTACTATTTTGTGTTGCCATATATATTCCTTTCTAAACTACCGTTAGGTTACCTATGGAACTAATAACAAAAAATCCAGTATCCGCAACATTACATACAAATGTAACTATATCACCTGTTCTACTTGATGATATTCCACCAGCAACTCCAGCCGTAGTAGTTAAATTACCATATTTAATAGATTGACCAGCTGCTTGAAGTATTTCCCATGAATTATTATTATTCATTGCAGCAATAGCAAATATATCACCAACTGATGCAACTGCAGGTAAATTGTAAGATATAGTTCCAGCATTATTAGCAAAATGACCTATACCTGCAACAAGATTAATTGGCCCAGCTCCTGCATCCACAACCCATGTCAATGATGAGCTTGCTTCTGTATTAACAAAAACAAGCCTATTAAACAATGGTTCACCCGTGATTGTAAGTCCAGCACCTGCTTGAAGAGTAATATTACCCAGTCCATCAGGAGCTACTGGACCACCGCCAGTAGTACCAGTTAATGTAAATACTTCTCCACCACCGCCACCACTCCGAGTAATTGTTCCTATTTGAGACATAACTAATCTCCTTTAGCGTAGAATACAGATACATATACTGAACCACTTGCAGGAGCAGCTCCCATGCTTCTAACACTAATAGTAGTACCTTCAGCAATAAAAAGTCCTTCAGGGTTTGCTGTATTCGCCATAACATCGATCAAAATATATCCTTCTGCTAATAATGGAAATTGATCAACAGTTGTTGCACCAGCTAAACCATTTAATGAGAACATCAATGGAACATCTGTATAATTTTGTATTAATAATAATCTCGCTGGAAATTCTAATGGAGCTCCTAATACTGGAGGAGTTGAATTTAAACCTATTGGACTATATGTAGCAGCAATATCACCAAAATCTTTTAAACGTATTGTCTCTGCTAAAAGACGTTTACCATATGCCATAATTTCTCCTGTATTGAAAGATAATATTACTCAGCTACTCCACTATCCTTTTCAGATTCTCGTTTGTCTGAGTCTAATTTCATAGCTAACATATGATCTTTGAATTCTTGTATAACTAAATCTACTTCTTCATAGGGTGCACCTACGGGAATAGATAATAGATATACGTTTTGATCTTTTAATATTTCAAAGTTTACTGAAGCATTTCTAAAAAAAGCATTCATTTTAATTCTTTCGTCTTTTTTGGGTTAATCCCCATGTTTATTTCATGGGGATATCAATTTTCAATTAAGCTGGATCTAAATCAGTTATCCAATAATTAATATACACGTTTCCGTTAAGAGCTGCTGCACCATTATTTTTTACAGTTATTTCTATATGGCCTGTTGACGCTTTAACACGAGTAATAGTCATTTGAGCGTCATTTGCACCGTCATTAGTTACTGTTATTAATGCAGCAGAGTTTGCTAATATATTTCCATTATCAAGAGTAAAGACTTGTGAAGCAGCAGCTGCTGTTGTAAATCCAGTGAATACTGCTTGTCCTACTGAAGCTACTACTGCAACGTTTGCTGTTGGAGAAGCTGTAGGGCCTGCTAAAGCTGTTGTAACTGTCACACCTGCTGCGCCTCTTAACAATATTCCACCTGCAGGAGAATTTAATGCTATTGAATCTACAGATGTTCCATTATCATTTTCGAGAAGAATTTTAGCAGCTGTTCCACCTGATGAAGCAGTAAGTGATATAGCACCTGCGTTATTGTCAGATGAATCAATAGTTATTGTATTGTCAGTAAGAATCGATACATCATGCGCACCATTATCTAAATTAAATGTACCATTGATATTAACATTAGCTGCTGCAGCGAATGTAACATTATCATTGAATGTTGATTCACCAGTTACTGTTAAATCTCCACCAACTCCAACGTTATTATTAGCTACTATAGCCGCATCAAATGTAGATACTCCAGTAACGCCAAGAGTACCTACAACGGTAACGTCTGTTTGTGCGTCAATATTACCAGTTACCGTAAGATCTGTACCTACAGTAAGAGCTGCAGCAGTTGTAACAGCACCATCAAAGTTTGATGTACCATCTACTTGTAAGTTACCTGTAACTGTTAAGTTACCAACTATTAATCCCCCACCAGCTACTAATTGTACCCAGTTTGCTCCAGCAGCTGCGGTAATACCTGCTAGAATCCATGCATTACCTGTACCAGTATTGATCCATATTTGACCAACTTCTGCTTTTTTAGAAGCTGATGGATTTATATTAGTTACAATTGGCGATGGAAATACATTTGTTAGTGGTTGTCCTATACTATACGCTCTATTTTGTGCCATATTTATCCTATTAGTTAAAAAGTTATAATTAAATTCATTATGATGGTAATAAGTCTGTTACCCAATAATTTACAAAAACAATAGATCCAGCATCTAAAGCCTGTCCTCCAACATTCTGTGTTAATACGGTAAATAGATTTGCTTGTGGTTTAACTTGAACACTAGTCATATATGCACTTTCAGCTTCTGCCGTTGTATTAGCCACTGTTACAAATATACAAGATGTAGCAGTTACTCCTGTAAGATTAATAGTAAATAACTGATATAGAGTAGATGCTGTTGTAAATCCAGTAAATTGAATAGATCCAATTAAAGTTGTTACATTTGCTGTTGCAGTCGCAGCAGTTGGTGTATATAGTTTTGATTTAACCGAAACACCTAAAGCTCCTGATAGACTAATTCCACCTGCAACTGAAGATAAACTAATTGATTCCTGATCTGTTCCCTGAGAGCTAATTATATTTATATTCTCAGTAGTACCGGCATTAGCAATAATATTTATCGAGCTACTTGTATTAAGAGTTGAAGTAAGCGCAATCCCACCCTTAGAATTTATAGTAGTCACCTTTTTTGAATCCAATAGGATCCCACCTACTACTGATTGTATAACAAGTGAAGATACTGAATCTCCTTGACCAGTCTGAATCAATACTTTTCCATTAGATCCTGCATTTTCTATTATATATATAGAAGGATACGAATTATTGTTTGAATTTGATTCAATAACTATCTGTCCTGATGATTGTAAAGTTATTGAATCTGCCACTTCATGAGTATTTTTTATTTCTATGTTATTTGCACCAGTATTCAACGAAACCGGACCAGTAGCAGATAATGTAGCTGGTGATGCTATAGTAACATTATCATTGAAATTTGATTCTGAATCTACTGTTAACAATCCAGATCCAAGAATATGTTCTTCTCCAACAATATCAACATTATTTAAATCTGCTAGTCCATTAACAATAATATTATCAAAAGTAGCGTCACCATTTGTTGTAATTTGAGTCCAAGTTGCTCCAGAAACATTCGAAAGAGAAGTCATCATAAAAGCAACATTGGTTACTTTATTTACCCATACCTGGCCAATTTGAAATGTATTATTTGATGGAGATGGATCGTACTTTAAAACAATCGGAAAGGGAAATGTACCCCTAAGCGGCTGCCCTATACTATATGCATTATTATTTGACATTTTTACCCTTTAAGTAAAATTCTTTATTTTTAGTATATGCTTGCAAATCTAATAATATCAACTTATTCTTATTCATATGTACATGAATACAATTCAAACTGAAAAGGTTCATATGAAAAGACGCTTATCTATTGATATTCCAATGGGCATTCATAACCTTTTAAGAACTGTGTGTAGAAGAAGAGCATTAAATATAACTACCTGGGTTATACGAGCTATACTTGAGAAGCTTATTCGTGATGGAGATATGGATAAATTTTGAATAAGCCTCTCAATATAATAGTTATTTACTTTTTGGCTCTTCTTTTAGTATTCTTTCAAAGTTCTTAGTAACACCTGAAGCATTTCTTTCTACTGCAGACATCATCATTCCAAGCCATGCTTTTCTATATGCAGGACTTGAAGATATACCCTCTAACTGGTTAGCCATTTTCATTATAGGTATTGATGCGCCATAAGTTTTACCAAGCTTATACCATGCTTTTGGATTCAGCCATGCTTCCTGAAACTTCTTACCATACTTGCTTGTTAATGTATCAACTAAGAAATCATTAGCTTCTTGAGCTTTTTTCCCCTGACTATATACTGCATTTGCCTCTTTTAATCCTGGAGCCCATTTTTCTAATTGCTCTGATAATGCATCTTTAAGTTTATATAAATGAGGAAGAGCTGATGATCTTTTATTTGATAGATATTCAGTACTTATTCTATCGCTTAGTCCTTGATTTAATCTTAATAATTCCTCAGGATCTACTCTTCCGCCACCAAATGATTCTTTAAATGATTCGAGATAATCCATTGCCGCCTTTTTAGAAGGTAATTTTTTATCTCCAGTAGTTGCCCAATTTTCAAGATTTTCAGCTGCTTTTTCAACTGCTGGAGCAGCCATTTTTGATTTAGGTAGATTTCCCTTCAATCTTTCAATATCTTTTCCTGATTTCTTAAAAATAGAATCTCCTAAATCTAAAGAAGTCATTAGCATAGTTGCTGCCTTAACTGCATCTTGAGTTCCTTCTCCAGCACCAAAACTTCTTGCCAAAAACTTAGCTACATTTGAAGGAATATTACTTTTAGCTAACTTCTTAGCAAATTCTTTAGCTCCACCAACTGGATTAACTATCAAGCTTGGTAATGCTGCTCCAATATCCTCTGCTGTTTCATATGCTGCTTTCTCAAACGAATTCCTTGGCTCTAAATAGCCTTCAGGAAGAGCTTTACCTGCTTCTTTTTTTAGTCTTTCAGATCCTGGGACAACTGAACTTACTTTCTCTAATCCTTCAGTTATAGGATTCTTATTTCCTTGTTCTCCTAAACCTAGAGCAGCGTATTCTTTTTTAAGATTTGGATTTAAGTATTCATTGAGTGCTTCACCAGCCTTATCTCCAAGCGAAGAAATTCCTCTTGCTGTTTCAAGAATTGAACTTGGAACGCCGGCAATACCTGAAGCGACATTAGTTCCTGCTGAAGTCAAATTTCGAGCCAATTGACCAGAAATAGATTCTTGTTGTCCTTCTTTAGGTTCATAATATTGTTTTTCTGTTTTAATACCATTTTTTTCTGCTAGATCAATAAGTTGTTTATAGTATTCTTCATGAAGTTTTTCTATTTCTGGCTTTGCTGCATCATAAGCTTCTTCTATTGAATCGTTATCAAGTTCTTTTCTTTTAGATTTGTTACGAATTTTAATTAATTCATCTCCAAGTATCATATTTTCTTTTTCTTCTAATATTTTAGCTCTAATTAAAGCTAATTTACCTTCTTGAGAATGAAAAATTGAGGGATTTGTCTTATTTATTTCCTTCAAAAGAGCTGCGCTTGCATTTCCTGATGATGTTGTTGCTGCCATCTTATCTAAATTCAATGCACTTGCTATTTTATCAAATTGTTCTGATTCAGGAGTTGTACCTAAGTTAGGAATTCCTATCATATTTCCAAATGCATTTTGATATCCTACCTCTGATTTTCCCGATTTAGCTAAGCGTTCAAGTTTTTCATATTGCCTTATATTTTTATCTGAATTATTACGATTCTTTAGTATTCTTGATGCCTCTTCACCAACATATTTTCTTTGTTCAGCTGTTCTTGTTAAATATTGACCTTCTTCAGCTATATCATGACCTCTTTGAGTTTCAGCTAACCTTTCTCGTTCAAGTTGTTTTTTATCAAAATCTTTAAGAAGCTTTTCTCCTTCTTTAGGAGATATATTTGCTGCTCTTATAGCACGAATATAATCTTCTCTGCTAGGCTCACCTTGAACATGCTCAGATCTTTTTTCTTGGGGCATATTTGGAGTGTATCCCATAGGTTGTTGCGCATATTGTTGTTGCCCTAAGCCAAGTTGTTCAGGAGGAACTCCATTGGCCATATTTCCATAAAGAGAATTATAATATGATTGAGCTTGTTCTTGAGCAGCTCTTTGTTTAGCTTGCTCTTGCTGAGCTTCATATTCTCTTTTTTGTTGTTCTTGTTGACCTGAAAGATAATATTCCAGTTCTTTTAACTTAGATTGGTGTTCTTGTTGTTCTTTTTGCTTCCTCATATTTGCATATCGTTCAGATAATGTTGAAAGACTACCTGATATATCAGATAGTCCTGAATTCAATAAATTACCCAAACCTTCTATCTTATTACTTTTTTGAGGTATTATTTGAATTGCCATATTAAATCCTCGTTTTATTATTTACTATACAGCAGCGCCAAATCTTACAGTTGTTGTTGGATTAGGAGTGAATGATCCTCTGTTGATTGCACTACCATAAGATACATCTCTATTACCTTGGTTCATTCTATTGAGTCCAGTGTATGCATTCAAACCAAATTGACCTATATCTAACAAATTAGATAATGAAGGTCTCAATGAATTTTGTTGTTGTAATTGTTGCTGATTTGATAAAAAGTTACCAAGATTTCCAAGTCTATTTTGATTCAATTGTTCTCTTTGAAGCATGCTTTGATCTCTTAACGCAGCTAATCTAGATGCTAATTCTTGACCAGAAGATGCTAAAGCTTGTCTAAATCCACTTGAATTTAATGCTCCAGCTCCTGCAAATCGTTCAGATAGTTGTGGAACAATTTCTTCTCTGTATCTTCTCATTGCATCATTTTGTATACCTTCAAAGCCTCCAGCATTTGGATTTTGCATCAACTGCTGAAGCAGATAATCACGAGCTGATTGTTGTTGCGCATTTTGTTGGCTTTGATCTCCTAAATAACTCATTAAATAAGGTAGTCCTCCTCCTGCTGCTCCTCCAAGAAATCTTCCTATTCCTGCTCCTAATGGACCTCCAAATGCCCCTCCTAGAGCACCACCTGCACTTTGTCCTAGATAAGCACCGCCACCTGATAATAATTCATTTAATCCTATAGGCATAATAATTCCTTCTAAAATAATCTTGATAATCTATTACTTACATTGTTATATGCACTTTGACCATATTTGCTTATTTCAGGTGTATATTGATATCCTAGGCCGCCAATCAAAGTAGGTAAAAATCCTAATCCTCCAGTAGCTAAACCAACAGGAACTGCAGACCCTAAAGCAGATGTAATTCTTGATAAATTTGGATTTTGCTGCGCATATTGTTCATATCGTTGGTTCCATGTAGGAGCGTTTCTTTCTTGTCTTTCTTTTTCAGCAAGTTCTAAAATATCTTTCATACCGCCAGTTCTTATTTGATTTATTAATGATTGTTGATCTTCTGGGTAATGACCTATTTGTTGTAACAGTTCTGGCTTTGAATTAAATGAATTGTAAATAGCTCCTGCACCAGAACCCAAAACTTTTGCTAATCCAGGAACTGCAGATAATATTTGTGATTGTATTTCAGGTTTCTGATTTTGAAACCAATCAGTTAATCCACTAAATCTACTCGGAGATTGTTGTTGTGCTTGCATTTGATCTTGAGGGGATAGTTGATTTAATGATTGCGCCAATTGATTTTGCGATTGTTGCTGTTGAGGATTCATTGATGTATATCTCTTAACAGTTTCATTCGCTAATCCTGAAATGCCTGCCGTTTTAACTATTCCATTTCTTATTTTTTCAGCTGTTGAAGGATTTTTCCATTCATTAGGAAATAATTGTTGTCCGACAATATCAGCTAATGCACTTGAAATAGCTCCTATTGATGGATTTCCAACTAATGTTCCAGATATTGCTGCCGCTAATGCTGGACCATTTTGAGAAATAAATCTCTCAATTGAATCTCCATTTTTTGATAGAAATTTAGATACATTTTCACCAGGTCTTTCAAATGCATTAAGAACACCTTCTCCAACTGTATTACCAAATGCATCTAAACCTCTTTGAAACATTCCCCTTGATTCTTTTTTCGCCATATTAAACCTTCCGAATTAATATTATGTATAAATATATAATTACATAATACTAAAATACGAGGAAATAAAATGGCACAATTCCCAGGAATGTTTGTTCCGACAACACCAGTGTTTGATGTTCAGAGCCTTCAAGGTAAGGATCTATCTTCTTCTGAGTTCATACAATTCATGGTTGCCCTTACTCAAAGAATAAATCTTATATCAATTCAGTTGAATGCAAAAGATATTGGACTATACCAACTCACAGAAATATTAAATGGGCAACAATTCTTCCCCAACCCTGCACTTTCTTCAACGACGGCACAGTCACCTACACAAAGACCTGTTCTTCGCACTGTAGTCAATTTTGGAGCACTTCCGAATGCAGCTACAAAAAGTGTTCCTCATGGAATAACATTTGATGCAACAACTAGCTTTACACGAATATATGGTACCGCTACTTTTCCTTCTACCTCTGCAATACCTATTCCATATTCAAGTACAGTAAATATAAATCAGAATATATCTATTGTTATTGATGCAACTAATGTAAATATAACGACTGCTATGGATTATACTAATTTCACTATATGTTATGTCATACTTGAGTACATAAAACAGTAGCTTTTTTTTCAATTTAATAGCAATAATAAATAGCTCTAATTCATTCTCTTTTTTGGGCACGCTGCTTTTTACGGCAGCGTGTTTTTATTATGAGCCAAATTGACTTGTTTTCATTGCATGAACAATAAATGCATTCAATTGGAAATCTGAAAGCGCTATGTTCTTATTCATAACTTGTTGAGGAGTAAAGAACATTATGAATTGGAAGTTTTCACCTTGAGCATTGAAATAAACTGGATGCCAGAATCTTGATTGAGTTTCTTCAAGTGGCATCAATGCATTTGGAAATGTAGGCAATATAGAAGAACCTATAAGTGATTGTGTAGCAACAGAATCTAATATAAAGTCTCTATTAGATGATGACACATCCCAATTAACTGCCATTTGTCCAAAATCAGTTTTATCTACAAGGAAATCAACTTTTAATACTGCTGTATTAACCCCAACTTCATTGTAAAAGTTATATTGTTTGCTCGTTAAAGCTAATTCGCTGACTCTAGTCACTACGCCACCACCAGAATATGTTCCAGTAAGTACTGTAGTTCCTGTATTTATACTAAATGTGTCTGGATCACTCGTATCAACTGCAAAAATTAAGTCATTAACATTTTCTAGTGTTCCATCAAAGCATTTAACATCTTGTATAAGTACATAGCTATTCTTTTTCAGATTATGGTTTCTTGCAGTTACTGTTATTGTGGCATCATTTATAACCATATCAGTAATTTGCATAGCCTTTGAGTTTTGAGAATTTCCTGAGTCAACTATAAATGTATAACCTTCTTGATTACCTGCTATTATTGAAAGAAACTTATCTTTTTCAGCTGTTTGAGACCATAATTGCTGTTGTTTTTCCCAAGTAATATGAGAATCAGCCCATGTTACTGTCTTCTGTAAGTAAAAATTACCTAAAGCTGTTATAGAATCTTGGTTAAACGCCCAATTACCTTCTCTATAATTGTAAACGAGTACTAAATTTGGATATATATTATTATCGCCAGTTGTCTCTTCACCAGAATTGTATGCCCAGTAAACAACTTCATTATAGTAATCTCGTATACCTGTTACTCTTTGAGGTCCAAAAGTGTTGTTACTGACGTTAAATATCTCTTGAGGAATAAGTTCATCTATTCTTTGTACGTTTATACCATTACATTCATTTATTCCATTAGGGCCAAATCCTACAACGGTCTGATCAAATGGTATTATTGAATTAAGAGATTCTGCTCCAAGCTCTGTATTAATTTTCTGGAACACAAATGGTAAAAGCTCATTACCTGTATATACAAGTTCCCATGTAGAATTCTCAAAAAATATAATCAATCGATCTTTAAGAAATTGAGCTGATATTATTGGATCAATTATTGGCGCATCTATAAAGCCACCTTTACCTATAATATCTTCTCTCCAAGAATCAGTTGATACTGGAGATCCAACTTGTGAATATCTGACCCTATTTTGGAATAAAACATTAGATGCGCTTATATTTTCAGTAACATTAAATAATAACAATCTACCCTTAAACGGTAATATTATTTTTGCTGTAACAATGTAATCAGGTACTGTATTTATGGGGGTTGTAACAGATGTTCCCAATTGAACAAAATTTGTTCCATCCCAGTATCTAAATCCATCTGCTGCAACATTATTAGTTATGAAAAACAATATTACATTAGCAGTAGCCCCACGATAATTTGTTGTCCAAAAAAAATCTTTATCGTCACCAGTCCATGTTGAATTTAAAGTATCGCCACCGGGGTTTCTATTCCATCCAGTTGTATAAGTAAAGTTATAAGCAAATTGTTGGTCAAATCCAAAAATCTTTGAGATTGAAGGTGTTGTGTATAATCCAAATCCCATTACTGGTGTTGCTGGATAATAAAATACATCAGTAAGCGCATGAATTGTAAGTAAATCTACCTGTCCTGTAGTTGTATCAAAAGTTGCTAGACCTGCCGTATTCGTTGAATCTAGCATGTTTGCAGGTGTACCCAAAGCATTAACGGTAAATATCTCATCTCCTACAGAAAATGCCTGACCTGTATCAAATATCGCTCCTGGAACCGTAGCGGTAAATGACCCATCACCAGCTGTAGTGCCAATATTTACCCTGAAACGTGATAATAATTGATCTTGTGGTGCACCTACTGATGTATTCATCAATGTTCCACCAGCTCTTTTTTTTACAGATCCACGCCATGTATATAAATTCTGTAGAACACTATACGCGTCGGATGAGATCAACCAAGGCTTTACGTTATTTTGTAGGCCAGACTTTAATGGTGCTATTAAGAATTTATCGTATGGCATATATTATCCTTTGCCTATTATCATAACAGACACTTGATAGGCATCCCAGCCGCCACCACTTTTTGTGGAATTAGTTACAATATCAAATGTTGTAGCTGTTGCTCCAAAACGTACAAAATAAGGAATTGATGTTGGAGTATCAGTATTTAAAGGAGTTGCAGCAGTTACAAAAACTGCATCTATTTCAGTAAATGCAGGGTCTACAGGCCCAATTGTTAAAGTATTTTGCCTAAAGAAAACTCCCCCTAATGCGCTCGCTACATTATAAAGAGCAAATTTTATTAATGCACCACTTGGAAGCCTCGTATACCCAGTATTCCCTGCAGCAGTACCTTCTGTGAATACTGCTACTGTCCCATTATTTTCTCTTTTAAATGCTAATTCTGGAACTCCTGATGTTGGTCCATTTTTACAAAATAGAGCTACTTCTTGAGGAATAGTTGCTGGATCTGAACCTTGAACAGGAAATTCAATGAACGTATGTTTACCTTCAACCGCTGTTCCAAAATTTCCATGATTTATACCAATTAATGTTCGTATAGCCTGAAAGTTTCCTAACATATCTGCTTGGGATGTGTCTAATTCATCAGTAGGCTGTGGAATGTTTTGCTTGTATGCCATAATTTTCCTTTTTATATTTAAACTCTTACATTCCTATATCTAAATACCTATTGCTAAATAGTTTACAAAATGTGTTTTAATAGGAACAAATGTATACACATTTTCAATTAAAAATGTAAATCCATTAGTAGTTATTGAATTTGATACTACATAATAATTAGCATTTACTCTTTCAGGAGGATTAACTGCACCAGATAAAATAATACTAAAAACATTGGTAAACTCTGGAATATTATTACTTTTAAAAACTACTCCAGCTGCGTTCCATTGAGGTATGCCAGTCTCGTAACCAAAAACAACTACAAAACCCCATTTTAATAGTATTCCACTCGGCAATCTTAACCATGAAAATTCAGGCTCATTTGGAACTTTAGTTTGTTCTGTTATTGAATATGGAGTCGCATTACTTTGTTTTTTAACATACAACTCTGTTTGTCTAGAAAACGCTCCTGGAGCTGAATATATTCCTACTTCTTTTGAGATAGTTGGTGGTGAATCATCTCTTGATGGTATAGAAACAAACTTATGCTTACCTTGATCTCCGCTTGGATCATCAAAAGTAATGTGGTTTACATCTATTAAATTCTTAATCTCTTGAAAGTTATTAAGAATATCATCCTGAGAGATACTAATTCTATCATTTACTCCAGGTATAATACTTGAATATGGCATAGTTTCTCCTATAAGTTAGTTCCACCAACCCCATGGCCAGCCATTTCCATATGTTTGTTGTGAATAAATCGTTGCAGCTCTTGTATCACCTGTTTGCTCAATTGTTCTTCTGAGAACAAGTTTTTCTTGTTCTTTAAATTCAGGCATTATCAACGCAAGAGTTTCATTGTCTAAACGATCTTCAAGAATTTTTTTAGCTGTTCCATAAGCGATATACTGCCACCATTGATTTAATTCAGGAGATTGTCCTGCATCTATTAATACAGTTGGAAGAACATAACATTCAATTGTTACATTATATTGTTGATCAGGAACTGGCCTTAAAGTGAAGGTATTATTGAAAAATAATACATCTGTTGGCCTTGCTGATTGGAATGGAACTGACTGAACATTTATTACTTCTCCAGCACCAGGAGCAGATGAGAATGTTAAAACATATGCACCTGTTTCATTATTTACGGTATTAAACGGTGGAATTGTAGCAGTTGTTATTGGTTGAGTTGGAATTGATGTTGTATCATTAGTATCATAAAGACCACTAATTTGTGTTTGCAATCCGCTATTTTCATCAAATATAGGAATTGCTTGAAGACCTATACCAAATCCACCACTATTTATTGAAGTGAATACTGTCTCTGTTGGTATGATTGGAATACTAGAAAGAATACCTGCAAATTGAGTTGTTAAACCGTCACCAGTACCAATTTGAGCTATTTGCTTTAAATAGTTCCATCGGAGAAAAAACTCTTCCCTTGATTGAGTAAACAGTGTTTTATACCCTGAAACATATACCGGATCGCTTGATGTAATAATTAAGTTATTAAAATTATTCATCGGGTTACCATCCCAAATATCATTCGTAGTATATGAATCTACATTTGGTTGAGTATAAAATGTAAAAGTCCTTCTCAAATAGTTAAGCTTTAAATGAGAAGGTAAATCATAAATAAGAAATGTATTAACATAGTTTATTAAATCAGCATCAGATATTTGAGAAGCTGATGGAGACCTACTTAACCTTCGGGCCTTAATCATAATAGCATTGAGCGTAGAATTTGGTATAACTGCCATTGCAACCTCTTCAGTAGGGCTAACCATTTTCAGATTAGCCCATTTTAATATCTACTATATATAGATAATCTTAGCATCTATAAATATTTCAATGCAATCAAATATGTTCTACGGTAATAATATTATTACTTGTGTCGAGATCTTCCATGAAGTCTAATGGTATAAAACTGAAGCGTTGAACTTTTTGTCCTACTTTTTGTCTGAATCTACCATCTCCTTCTTCAAACGTTTTATACACTGGATACCAGCAACTATTATTAATATGTTGAGCTATCATGTAGGGAACTTCATATGTTCCACCATCTTCAAATGTATACGTTTTAGCAGGTACTTCTTTGTACTTCAAAAATCCAAATGTTAATGGTGCTCCTGGAAGTTCAGAGTTCTTGAACATACCTTTAACCATGCGAAGATCTTTTTGCATTTGTTTTTTATATTTATCTGCTATTTCTTTAGAAGCACTCTTTTTGGATGTTTTTACAACCGCTTCTTTTTCATAATCTTTTACTAATTCATTACTCATTTTTGTTCCTATTATTGAAAGGGGAGAAATTAATCTCCCCAATAGTATCATAATTATGTGTTAGTTACAGCGTCTGAAGAACCTGCAATCCAGAACATAACGTCTCCAGTAGCACCAGCTGGTCCTGCTATAGCACCTGCAGTTGTATTACCACCTTGAAGAAGCACACCAATTTCACCAATATTTAATGTTGCATCACCCAAAACGTTCAATGGAGGAACTTGATTTTGAGCATATGCAGTATTTTCACCAACAGGAGTCACTGTAGCAAGAGCGAATGGACCTGCTGCGTTAAATTGAGCTGAAGTTGGGAATGTAAATGCAGTGAATCCTGTAATATCTATGTCAGTTAAAATAGATACACGAGTACCGCCAGCAACTGTATTATCAACTGCTGTTACTGTACCAAGTAATCCATTAATTTGTGTCATACCATATATTGATGATGGAACATTGACACGAATTTTTGAACCAACTGTATAGTTTGATGGAACGTTTAAGAAAATACGTGATCCATTACCCACTGCGGTAATATTAACAATTACACGATCTGATGGGTAAAAAATTGGATCAAATTTAACTTGTCTATAGAAACCAGATGTAGCAGCAGCACCTGGAGCTGTAGCTAAAATAGCTGCAATAGTAAAGTTAGTATTAGCAGTAACCGCACTAATAGCCCAATCAATACCAGCATTTTCTTTTTGAGCATCAAGGTTAGAAAGTCTAACAACGCTTCCTACAACTAATGCCCCGGTATCTCCTGTAGTAACAACCGGAGAAGTAGCGTTACTTGAACCAGTAATTGCTACTGGGCTTCCTAATGGATTTAAAGATGTATCTACTAAAACAAACCCACCGTTAACTGGAATTTGATTTACTGTTATACAATCTTGAGCATTAGTAGCACCTAATTTTACCCAACGGGTTCCTTGGCCTGTTGTTGGAAGAGCACTAGCCACCATACCTAATTGGAAATAAAAATCATATGCTAAATCTACTGTTGTTGTTATTGATGCAGTTTGGTTAAAAACACGAATCCAGTCAACGCCTGAACGAACTGGTAAAACAAAGTTTGAACCATCAGACGTGAATCGACCTTGTTGAATTATTGCCATATTTTTCCTTTCAATGTTATTAAGCTAATGTACATTGAAGTTTAAGAACCCACTGATCGTTCAATAGTCTTGGAACAGTAGCAAATTTGTAACCTACTGTTACGTTTTGAGCTAATGGACCAGTGAATTGAGCAGGGCGGTAAATAAACTGTGCTGTAGCACCATCTTGGTGAATACAACCATAAGCTTCTTTAGCTACACAGAATACGTTGTAAACTGTATTACCATTTGAAGAAGCACCTGGAACTTTAGAACCAATTGAAGATACTAAGAATCTCAAGTTTTGCACTGATCCCCATTCTGAATCAAGGATTTTGTGTTGGCTTGGATAGTTAGCTTGGTTAATAAATCCGTTAACATTGTTCAAGTTACCAGTTAAATCTGTATTACATAATGCAAAGTACGCATTACGAACTGGAGCTGTCCCGAATTTATTTTCACCTTCAACGCCACTTAAGAACATGTGAGCATCTGCACCAAGCAACATTTGAATTACTGTAGAAATATCTTCTGAAGTAATTTCTGTTGGGTTGTCACCATTGATACCATTAACACATGCAACTGCTGTTGCTGTAGCAGCTAACATATCACGAGTTAATTGATCTTCTGTTTGACGGAGCGATACGCCAAGACGTAAAGCTGCTTCATTAAGAACTTGTTCTTGGTTGCCCAATACTACTTGTTCGTTAATTTCTACCCAAGTACCATACCAACTGATTGTTGCATCAATGTCAGTAGCAGTTAATTGTTGAGCAGGAGGTGTCATACCAGAGTTTCCTAGTGGTACCATTGCTGTTGCAAGCGGTTGGTAACGACGGAATCTCATAATTGTACCACCATTGCGTGGCATTCTATATTTTTCAGCAGGAACATTGTGAATTAAGTTTGGTGTTGGAACTGACAACAGTTTCGCATTAAATGTTTGCTGAACTGGAGCAGGTAACACACCAGTAGTTGTTATTGGCATAATTTACCTTTTTATAGATAACTTTTTCTTATACCAAGCGGGACGAGATCTTGATTTTTGCGTCCATAAAAAAATGAAGGTAGACGACTTCTTCTTTTTGCGTCTACCTTACTATATATCTAAATTATGTATAAATTCAACAAATTTAAAATTTGCCAGCCTTTTCTAACATTTCCTGATAAAGAGTGCGCTTCATCTCTTCGGTCAAGCCATTGGCAAATTGGTTCGCTTTTGAAAGAGGGCTATTTCCACCTTGAGGAGCCAATGAGTTAGAAGTTCTTGGTTTTTGAATGTTTTTACTGATCTTTTCAACATCTTGTCTATTAGATTCTTGGTATATGCCTAGATCTTTGATCGCTTGGTAAGTATCCAATGCCTTTTCTTTAAGGTCAGGATTCAAATTAATAGACTTAGCCAAACTTGGACGTACTTCTCTGAGCTTAGTTATATTTGATTCAGTAAGTACATCATACAAATCAGCATGCTTAGCCTTTAATTCAGCTTCAACTAGTGATTCACGATGACGAACTTGCTGCATTTTAAGCTCTTCTTCTATTCGTTTTAGCCGAGCTTGTTCTTTTGAGAAGCTTCTTTTTAAATCTCTTGCAGTAAGAATCTCATCATCATCTAATTTATTATAATCGAACTCATCTGGCTCTTGTTCTTTTACTAAAGGCTTTTGTCTACTTTGATAATCAATTGCCTCACGTTCAATTTGTTTCAACAAGGCAAGATATTCATCACGTTCTTTCTTTAACTTGTCAGCTTGTTCAGCTTTCTCTCTTAATTCTCTCCAACTTTTTTGAGGAGAGTTTTTTTCTTCAACTGGTTCAGCTGGTTTCTCTTCTTCATATGGATAATCTTGCTCAGGAACCAATTGCTCTTCTTGTTGCTCAGGCTCAGTGGGTTCAACAGGTGCAGTATTTGCAGCGACTGAATTTAAACCTGAAGCAATATTTCTTTCTAAATTCTCTAGCTCTCTATTATTGTCCATCTTTTACCTCTAAAACTACATTGCCTACTAAAACATTCTCATTATTAAATTCTATAGCTTTTTCCATCAACTTACCATCTCTGAAATCATATACAGTTTGTAACAGTTCAAAATATTCTGGTGAAATTGTATATCCTTCAGTTAAAAGATATTCACAAAATGGCTTTGATGGTATGCACCAAATGAACCCAACATCATCAAATTCTTTTTTATAATGCCATACAGTTTGATCATAATCAGGAGTTGGGCATGTTGATCTAACTATGAAATAGTTTCTAATAACATTCGGAAGCAATTTTTCTCTTTTGGTTAAAACAGTTATGAAAAAGTCTTTATCAGAGAACTTAATCTTTCCATCTTCCATGGCTTTATAAAGTTCACCTAAGTAAGGCTTGGTCATCTCAGCCCCTTGTTCACGGGCATCCGTTGTCTCAAGGGGCTTATTCATTGCTTCAACAGCTAACTTGCCTAATTTTTCTCTTTTTTGTTTAGTCATATTTTAGCTTCTATTAATGATATTTATTGTACAATTTTCAGCTTCAAACCATTTCGAAGTAAACCATGCGGGAAGATATGGGTTATATAACTTTGAACTGTAAATGTCTATATAAGCCAATTTCTTTGCATAATCAAAATTACAATATATTCCAGCAATGCACCCTTTTTTAATTACATTATAAGCAGAGTGTGCTTCTTGTACTATTTCATATTCAAATAAAGTCTCAGTTTCTTGTTCGAATATCATATCATTTAACTTACTGGTTAGTTCTTTGATATGACTATCGCTTTTAATAAGATCTGTATTACATCCGCTTAAAGTAATCAGTGAATGCAAACATGAAACCTTTTTTTCTTTGAATCGAGCCTCTATTTGATCAAATGCTGGCTTCATCGAATATGTTGAAATCGAAAACAACAATAAGGTTAAAATTAATTTATAATTCATTTACTTTTCTTACCTGCTTTTTTTCTCGCAACCTGAAGACTTATGGCAATCGCCTGGCGAGGATTAGTTACAATAGGCCCTTTTTTAGAACCTGAATGTAATTTACCTTCTTTGAACTCTTTCATCTCACTTTCTACGGCACGCTTAAATTTGCCTTTAGACGCATGTTTTTTATCTGACTTATGTTTCTTCGTTTTTTCTTTTTTCTTTTTTTCTGGTTTATGTTTTATCTCTTTTTCTAACTCACGGATCTTTTTATGTTCTTCTTTTTCGTATTTCATCTCTTTTGCCATTGATTTTGGTTTTTTTGTAATAGCAATTAATAGAGCTGAGCCTTTTTTCTTTTTCATTGTCCACCGACCCCGTTAATTCCATCGTTATATCTTAAATTAGTTTCTCTTCGTTCTTTTTTATCTTGCTTACCACGAACTTTTATATAGTGTTTCAAATTTGATGGAACACCGATAATTCTATAAGCAATCTTAGTAGCTTTATTATTAGCTCTTGGAAATGCTGGCATAGCTATTCCTATTAAGAGTACCCCTGGAGTTACCCAGGGGATACTGAAACAATTAGTATTTTTTACGAGCATTTTGGCGTTTAGCACCCATTACTGCTTCGTTGAATTGCATATCCATAGCATACATTGTATCGTCCACAGGAACGTTCAAGTAATCTTGTGATGGGTATGACTGATTCATATACTCTTGTGGAAGATTTGAAGGCTTTGAATGATCTTCACGGATCATGCCACCTTTACCTTTGTGACCTCTTTCTTCCATCCCATAGTGTTTTTTTGCCATAGTGGCTCCTTGTAGAAACTGCGGAATTACCCGCAAGGTTATACCTCTATCTACTAACCATTAACCGGAGGTTGTTCAGCTAAAGGCGATTGTTCTCTTTGTTTAGGAAACATCTGAGCCATATTATTCTGTAGCTGTTGTTTAATTCTTTCTTGCTGATTCAAGTGCTTTTCATAATCTGTTTCAGTGTCTTTCTTCATAGCATTATATATTCTCAACATTCCTTCAAGCTGACGAATATCTATGTCTTGTAATTCTTTAATCATTTTAACTTTATTAATCAGAGCTTCTTCTTCAGCTTTGTGCGCTGCAGCAACTTTATTTATAGCTTCTGCTTTTCTTTCAACTGCAAGTTCCTGATTCTCTTGTATACGAGACATTCTTTCTTGAGCAAGTCCCATATCAGCTTCAGCGCGAGCTTGAGCCATTTGCATAGTAGCTTGAGCTTGTTGTTGAGCAGATTCTTGTTGAGCTTGTGCCATTTGTTGAGCTTGTTGTTCTTTTTGCTTGATGTACTCAGTAAGTTTATTTTTATTTTGGAGCGTTGAAGCTTCAATGATCAACTCTTGTGGAATATCTACACCAGCAGCACGCAAATTAAGCAATTGAGCGAATTGAAGTTCTTTTTGGCTCGTTGTATCAAAGCCTTCTTCAACAGCAGAATCATAAGTACCAAAGTTTTTGTTATAGAATTGATCAGTTGGCTCTTCTTCTACTATTCTTTTAACCTTACCTGGAGTGAAGTTGTTTTGAATAAGCTTAATCATCAAATCACCAAGAAGTTTTTGTGAATGATCTAGCTGATCAAATAATCTTTGCAGAGTTGTAAGCCCAGCACCTTGGCGTAACATTGATAGAACGCCTGCTTTATCATCAACAGCAGAACCCAATAGTTCCTCATTGATACCAGATATATCCATAATCTCTCTACCAAGTTGTTCAGATAGCTGGAACATTGATGGAGATATCTGTGGTGCAGGAATTGGCTGTATATCAGTCATTTGTGCTTCTTCTTTGAGCCACAATACTTGACCTTGACCAGTTTTGTATGCACTTTTTGGATCTACAAATGCATTCTCTTTTGCTACAAATCCTGAGTTTACTTGGCTTTCAAGTATATCAAGTTCAATAACTTTTCTACGGTTGTATAGATATTGTGCATCGCGAAGACTTCTTACAATACCTTGAATACGCCACTGAAAATAAGGCAACTCTGGAGTATAATAACCAAATACAGGCACAAAAGGATAATCATCAATCCCCATAGGATTCGGTCCATCGTACATCACCTTTCCTTGTAAGACGATTGCCAATCTAACTGTTGGTATATCATTCTCAATTGAAGTAACTTGAGGGAACATTTTGAGATATTCTTTCAAGTCGTCTTCTTTTCCTCTCCACTCCATTGTTTCACCAGACTCGGTATCGATAATCATTGTTTGTTTACGGTAATCTCTATAATAAAACTCATCATATGACATGAGATTAGTCATATTATAGTTATAACTTTCAGGCATATAAGGAAATTTACCATCACGAGATCCACTATTGTAAACATAATCAACTTCTTCTGAACGATTTGGCAGTAGGCTATAAGCTTGCGCCTTATTGATAAAGCTTCGTTTCCATATGCCATTACAATCTGATAGATCTGTTTTCTTAAAGTATGGATCCATCACAAACGTATTATATGAACAGTTATCTATTTTAATATTACCATTTACTGGATCTTCTCTATAATCCATCCAGACCTGAAGCAAGTTCATACCAGTAATCATCGCACCAGTAAATGCATCAGATATCGTTGATGAAATTCCTTCTTTACGATTAGCCCACATCAATATCTTAGTAAATTGATCTGCGGTAACCTGGTCTGAATTCTCAATAGGAATGACTATAGTAGACTTTCTGTTCTTGCGTTGGTAACCACAAGGCATCTCTACAATCTTTCGTATACGGTTAAATGTGAACTGTCTGCGTTGAGATATTGGCATGTTACCATACATCTCATTAAGCACCGTCTGATCACCCGCATAGAATCGAGTATCAATATCTGCTTCTGACCAAAATTGTTGGTTCATGGTAACAGAATCTTGGTAAAATCTTTCCATTCTGTTGAGAATATCCATGTTATTCTCATTATAATAATTATTATGAATGTTAGGGAATAAAGGCATGAATATTCCTCAATTTTTAATTTTTCATATCTATCTCTGAAATTTAACCATTTCTCATATCAAATTACCATGTTTTTTGACCATATCTATCCTTTGAATAGTCCAGGCCCATAAAAAGATCCACTTGTTACCTGATATGCATCTGCTTTTAGCTTGTCTATATCTTGTGAAGTCATACCTTCTTGAAGCTTAGACAATGAAACACATAACATTCTCATCGCATCTGCAAAATGGCTAGCGCTATTATGAAGTGGATTACTTTTATATACATTATTTTTAGAATCATATTCTTGTCTATAGTTTTCCAATGCCTTTAATAAAGAAGCACACTTTTTATCATCAATATACATACGGCTAAAAGCTGAGCGAACTGATTCGATACCGTCCATAATAGAAATCTTAGGCGCAAGAATAAACTTTATTCCTAGATCTTTGGCCTTTTCCAATCGTGTAGTGCCAGTCCCGAATTCCGTAACGCCCATATCGTGAGGGGCAATATGTTTCCCATAAATGTAAGGCTTAGACTGAATAATTTTAACATAATGTTCGAGACCCTCTTTATTCTTTTCGTAGCTATCTATAATTCGTATTGTACGTCCAATCATCTGAAAGAATATTATAGCAGTAGAATCTCGAACACCGATATCCCATGCAGTGTGGACTTTAAATCCATGCTCCCACGGGATATCGGCTATCTGGTTATTCAACTTCATCTTGTCTAAATACTTAGAGTAATAAGCACCTTCAACGCCCTTAGACCATGAACAATAGTATTCTTGTTGAGCCAAGTCAAATGATATTAGTCCTTCATCAATCTCTTTTTGAACATCTTCTTCAGATACAACTTTAGTCTCCTTTATAGTTAAATATGAGACATACCATTCTTCTGGATTATCTATAGCAATCTTATAAAGATCATAAAGAGAGTTTCTGCCGCGTGGAGTAGATATGAATAATGACCATCCACCGTTTATAAGCAAAATAGGACGCAAGAATTGATATGCTTTGGGATCTTGTAAGGCGTATTCTGAAAAGACGCAACCAATTGGGTTTGTACCAACAAGAGACTCACTCGCTGAATCACTACCAACAAGCTGAATCAATGATCCATTGATCAACTTAATCTTCATTTCCTGACTATTTTTAGAAGCAACCAAAGGAGTAGGAATGTAATCAATGAATCTATCTCCAGAGTTTGTTATTGAATCCCAAATTACTTTCTTCGCTTGAGAATAAGTTGGAAATATATAATAGTATACACCAACCTTTTTAAGAGCCGCCCTTAGCATTAAATTAAACGCACAGATATCTTTACCCGCACGCCTATTCCATATAGCCATAAACTTTTTGTATTTACCTGATTCAAATTTGTCGCATAAATCAAGTTGGTATGGTCTTGGCTTAAACTTATCTAATTCAACGACAATTTCACTCATTTGATTTTATTTCTTTAAGATCTTTAATTATGACGGTTACTCTATCGTTTTCTTGATCAAGTATACGTTTATTTTTCAAATCTTCATCATGAATCTCTCTGTGCTCTTTGCTGTAGAGTCTCAATGTATGATAAATAGTCTTTTCATTGCATTCAGCTTCCTTAAACATAGCGAGCTTAAGCCTGCGAGAACCAATACGTCTTATAACATTTGAATGAACTTCTTTTAGATCTGAATGTTTTTCACACCATTCATAAAATCTTCTTTCAGGAATTGAATACTCATCTAAAAAGTCCCAAAAGATTATAGAAGAAGGCTTTTCAGACCATTTTTCAAGTTCTTGCTTTATATAATCTAATTGATTTACGGGCGGAGTTTCTTGAAGATATTTAAAGTAAGTTCCAATTGTATCTTCATTATGCTTAGGAACCTTTAAAAGTTCTTCTATTTTTTCATTGATTATTCTTGATTTAAGCATCATGTTTGCTACTCGAGTAGTAGCAGGCTTTTTTTCTCTCTTTAGTTTTACCATTATTGATCTCTCATAGATAATTGTGTAATTACAAATTCTGTTCTGCTTGGACTACCATAAAATTTTCTTGAATATATAGAAGCTATATTGCAGTCATCTTTTATAATTCCAGTATCAACACATATATCCTCTATAAGCTTTATTAAGTTTGATAGATCTGGCTTATAAATGTGATACTTTTGTCTTTCTAATTTTGTTTTTGTTGATTTAGTTATCGGAAGTGGCAAGTAAAAATCTATATCAAAGTGAAGAATTCCATCAAAAGGTGGTAAATCTTCATGCTGATTGCTTAATTCCACGCCAAGAAGCAACTTTAATGACTGCTGCGAATCATATACTCTCTTCTCAAAGAATCTGGGTCTTGCTAATGGCTTTGGCTCTCTACTTAACACATACTTTTTTGAAACTAATAATACTCTATTTTGCGGCACCATCTCTTTTTCCCTACTTAAACTCGTGTTCATTCCTGATACTAACATCTTAAGTAGTAGTTAGGCAACAAAAAAGGCAAGCCAAGATAAAGCTTGCCCAAATTCTTAGAGTGTCTTAAGCTCCGATTAATAATATATCATAATCTTTTACCATTAATCAATTCATATTGTTGTTTTAGATCAAAATAATCTTCGTTACATTTTATTTTATATAGACAATCTTCACAACGCGACAATCCTAAACTGTCTTCCATTTCTTTTAATTTATCTTTGCCTAAAAAGTAATAGATACTATGTATTTCATATTTAATATTTTTATTTACTGAGCATTTTTCTTTTTTAATAACTTCTTTTATTATTTCTGATTCTTGCTTTAGAAGATCATCTTTTATACTTTCAAAATCTTCTAAAAGACTAGTCCATATATACTTAAACTTCAGAGTTAGTCCAAAAGTAGAATCAAATCCATTTGTTAAGTCAGATATATTAGTAATACGATAAGAAAATCTAGTTGCGCTTTCTTCTGGTGTAAAATTTTTTGAAATACTATCCTCTGTATATATTTCCCATGATAATCTTTCTGATCTTATTTTATGTAACCAAACTTCTTCTAATTCTTTTATATCTTGTGAATCTATTAAAGCAGATACAAACTTAATAAAATCATAAAAAATCACATAATTACGTACATAATAGTTAACAGGTTTTCCATTTACTAATATATCCATTTTTAATTCATGAAAATCAAACGTAGACACACTATATTTTTTCATATTAACCTTTTTTCTCTAAATCAAAATTAAATACTAAACATTTATAACATTCATTAAATGATTCACAATCACATTTATAATTTGATATTGATGATCGTATAAAAACTTTACCTGAAAGAACCAATACATGAAATTCCATATTGTCTGGAACTTTATTTTCATGAAAGCTTTCTTTTTTTGCTTTCTCAGCAAATTCTTTAGAAACCTTTATTAGATATTCTTTCATTTCATCTGATAATTGATTACTTGATCTCATTAGTTTCCTTAGTTCTTAGAAACTCTTTTAAACTATCTATTCTGTTTAATATAAGCTTTACATCATCTAGTTTTTCAGGAAATACATCTTCAAATAACTTGAGAAGTTCATCTATAGTCATATAATTTCCCTTATATCTACACTCATGAAACGAACAAAACTTCTCACAAGAGCACATGTATCTATCTACTTTATTCCATTCATTAATATGTTCCCCTCCATAAAGAGAACAAAAAAAATCATATGTCTTACAATTCAGTACTGAATCTTTATCATAAAAATATCGTACTTCAATATTGTTTATAACCAAAAGTGGATCAATTCTAATTTTTGTTTCTTTAATATCTCTACTGAATTTCATATATTTCCTATCTATGCGCAACTACAACAGGTCTAACAATCACTTTTTTCTCTTTTTGCTTAGAACAATGGCAACAAGATTCTTCTTTGTATGGCTTCATTTTTTTGCTTATGGGCATATCTTTAAATAAATAAGTAAGTATCCCAACAGTCGAAAAAACTAAAGCATAAATACCTAACCAGTTTAAAGTATGATTATTCATTATCTAATCCATAGCAGATGAGCATCTATAAGTTCCTTCTTCTATTGATTTATTCATTTTATTTAAAAGATCTAAGAATAGATGTGTTTTTTCTGGACATGTTTTCTCTAATAAATTAATTAGCGTACAATCATCAAAATAATCTACCCATTTGTATTCTGGCTTATCGCTTAGAAAACCAACAACTCTCATGTATGGTTTAAGATCTCTGGCTTCTCCATTTATATATAGTAATGAAATAATATCTCTGTAATTGTATTTTATAATTGATTTTTCTTTAACAAATCGAACATAGGCATTCCTATTAGTGCCCGATGAGTTTACTTCTACATATGTGAACATTATTCCCCCTTAAAGAATGATTTGATCTTGTCTGTCATCGATATTTCCATTTTCATTTCTTCATGATCAAATTTAAACCAGCGCTTTAATTCATAAAATTCGCCTAAAATCATACAAAAATGAAAGTTTATTTCTATAGGTTTATACATATCGCATTCATGACAAAAATTAACCCAACACTTTTTTAATGTAACGTTTATATCCCATTTATTTTTATCTATATATATTTCTGTACAACCATCAGTTAATTTAAATGATACATCTCTATCTTCATATCCATATTTTTTAATTTGTCTTATTACATATCTTTCTAATGCTTCCTTTGCTCTTTCCCAGCTAGGGCAATCTAATCGCGAGTGCTTATCCATTATTCATCCCTATTTAGTGACTGCTCTTAATAAATCTTAAAGTTAAACTAAACCCTAAATAAATTTGTTGATCCATCGCTTTATTCTGTGTAGAAGCTCTATTTTTTCTTCTTTAACTGGCTGATTTATAATTAGTTTTGGCAACTTTAGAAACTTTATCTCATTTTGCACATCTTCTACTTTTCTATATTTTCTATCTGTATATTCTCTTCGCCTATCTTCTTTATTTGCTGTTATACTACAACATGCATACTTACATTCATTGGTATAGTTAGTTGCTTCTGCTGATGGCCAATTAATTTCTTTATCTAAAAACCTTATAAGGGTAAAAACTATTGCTTGTAATAACTGAAATGATACAAATTCTATCTTCTGGCTTTTAAACTCTGATAATATGTAATCTTTAGTAAACTCATCATAAAAGCTATGAAAGAAATCATCTGATTGCCTACATTGATCCCATAAGTTAATGATGAATTTCTTTTGTTCTTCACTTACTTGGACTTTATTGTACGCTGCAAGACATAATATATCTTCTACCGCATACATGAGATTACGATTGTTATTTTGTTTCTTAACAAGTAGTGATTTAGTTCGTACGCCATTATTTCTTACATACGAATCGTATTCACTAGCAGATTCAGTATTGATAGTTTTTGAATAAAAAGAGTCAGCATCTTTGTAGTTAAACATTTCTGGCTTGATCATTTAATTTCCCGAATCATTAAATACATTATTATTGGCATTAACATAAAGCTAAAAATTATTCCTGCTACGTACATCACTGTTGGACTTATAATCATACTTTTTCCTTTTTAATCTTTGCCTTCTTTTCTAGCTTCTGTTGCTTATAGATCTTTAAATATCCAGGCCATTTGCTGCGATGAATATCATCGATCTTGTCTGATACCAAAACAGATAGCCATGTGCAAATCAAAACAAATTCAAACGCTGTCATAACATTTTCACCGGTGATGGTTCATGTACTATAATTGTATTCTCTACTGCTTTAGGAAGCCTTTTCTTTTTGTTTTCTGGATGGAAGTAATAACTACCTGCTACCCATAAAGCTACAAAAAGAAAAACGAATACTAATGCTGCTACTGATTCTTGCCAATTGTTTTGTTCCATATTTATCCTATTGCATATTTAAAACAAACCTGTAGGTCTACTTATATTTTTGGGAATCTTTATTTTATTAATAGTTCTTCCATTTTCATCTTCTATTATTATTGATCTTCTATATGGATTAATTATATCTCTACAAGCTGATAACAAACAAAGTACTCCAGCTAAAATCAATAGTAATCCTAGCAAGTTATTTTGTTCCATTATTTACTCCTATTAACGACATCTACCATATCTTTTTGGTTGTATTATCTTATTAACAACATTACCGTATGCATCTTCTACTATTATTGTCTCAGTTTTATTTTCATTTGCTATACATCCTCCAATTCCTAACATAATTAACAAAAGAATTATCCCTATAAAAATAAGTTCTTTATCCTCATCATCCATTATTTATTTCCACATTTATTCATAACTATACCGATTAAAATCACTGCTATAACAATCAATACTTTATACATTATGTTTCCCTATTTTTTGAGGCTATGTGCTGAGATAATCTTAATAAATATTCTGGGGCGTTCTTTAACTGCTTAGACAGTACATTCATATACCATGGATATTTCACGAGTAAATCTTCTTGCTCATCTAACGACAAACCTTGCCAGAACGGATTCAAATAATATGAGTCTTCTAACTTAGATTTTGTGCGTTTAGCATACTCAACATCTTTTTCAATTGCATAGATGATGTTTTCTGCGTGTTCTACAGGTGTTTGTGCATCTTCGTTGAGTACTTCTCTGAATCGCATGTCTTTAACAAAGTTCCAATCTTTTTGATATATTGCTGCAAGATATGGGAATCTATTAAACATCTTTTGCTTTTGAGATGCATACATGTGTCCCCAAAATGGATTAGTTCCTTTGTTTGTCTCTGGACGAGCGTTCTCATAATCAACTGCTTTTTGGAAGTTACCTTTACGATCTATATCATCAAGCTTAACTTGCTCTTTTGGTTGGCTATTAGCTGTATTATTTTTATACGAACTATTAACAAAACTTTTTTCATCAATCGAAAACTTCTCTCTAATCTCGTAATACTTTCTCCAACTAGGACTTAATCTACTTTTCTTACAAGCTTCATTACATGCATTAGTTAAAAAGCTCCATCTTTCATACGATGAGCTATCAGAGCGAACTGAAATAAACTTTCTGAGTTCATCTAAACCTTCTGAAAGTGTACCTGCCGTATAGATCATCAAATTGCAGTGACCTAATGGCGTTAAATTAATCTCAGTGATGCCTAAAATGTCTGGACGTATTTCTTCTTTGTACGCTTGGTTTGTTGCCATTATAACTCCTTTAGTTGTATGGCTGTTGCTTGATCTGCTAATAGATTATAACAGATGGCATCAAATGTCAACACTTACTTCGCCGGAACACGGTCATTAATCTGTAATTAAAATACGAATAAATTTGACCTACAATAAATGTAAGGGTATCTTTTGGTGCAACAGATCATGAAAGCAAAAATCTTTCTTCTGAATTGAAATTTGATGCATACACAATAATTCTAAGACTCCATCAAAAGGGTAATTTCACAACCTTCCCGTTTAAGGCAATCCCGTTCCCTGTTTCAAAAGGCCTCAATCACTATTGAAGAAAGACTATCCAATCAAATGGTAAATCTTAAGCTCTATTTTTAAAAACTATAACTAAACTAGCTATCAATGATTCTGTGGCATCTCCGTAGGATAACTTTTTTGAGGGTATATATATAATATAACAAGGAGATAGTACTACTAATATCTTTCTAAGAACACTCTTCGTATTAATTCTTAATACTCAGAGAAGAGAATACTAATACGAAGAAAGAAAATATAAATACAAAAGAAAGAAGCAATCGATTGTTAGTTACCTGCTCCAGATTGTTTACAAGCAATCGATTACTAATCTCGTATAGCTTTAAAAAAAAGTTCTGAATACAGATTGATATTGATCGCTAGTCTTACAATGACTAAGTATTATAGTATTTGTATATTAGAAGAAAGAAAGACTCCCTAATACTATCCCTACCCTTCCTTTTTCCCTCAAATCGTTGACATTGAATGTGATTTGTTATAGCTATGCAGATCCCTCAATAGACTCCATGTAATTCTGGTAGCGTATGTCTATATTTGCATGGAAGATCAGTTGTCGACAGTTTATAGACGACTCAAATAAAAACCCCCCACTGAGAGGGAGTGGAGGGAAAGTAGTGTGCCTATAGAGAGGCAGATGAAAGGTCTGTATGATTCTTAATAGCGTGAATCAGTTACAACTTTAAGTCAACATTATTCTCTTCAAAAAACTTTTCTATTTTAAATAAAACAACTCTCGATGCAGTACGCTTTCCATTAAGAAATGAAATAAGCGTATGTTGTCCAATCTTTAACAACTCTGCCATCTTTTTGTATGTCAATAAATTGTCTTTCATGTATTCTTCTACTGTTACTTTTAGTGATTCGTATTTGATTTCCATATTATCTCTTATCTTTAAAGAATTGTTGTATTTTAAATAATGTTTTCGGATTTGGAGTTCTTGATTCCTTCATGAATGTTCTTAGAGTTTCACGATTTATACCTATTTTATCTGCTAACTCAAGATATCCTATATTATTATTTTTAATATAATTGCGAATAAGTAAGTTTAAATCGATATAAATTTTATCTTGTTTTGGCTTACATATTTTGGATAATTCTATTCTTGTATAATTATCAACCCAATCAATTACTCTTCTTAAAAAACTTTGTTTATCTTTTTTTTTCACACTTTCTCTCATTCGTTATAAATTGTTTGACTTTAATCATATCTATGATAATCTATGTAGTAGATAAGTCAACTTCCATACAACTAAAGGAGTTAAAATGGAAAACAAAAATATATGTGTGTCGTGTTTTTCTGAAGTGAGAATAGGTTACGATAGTCCGTTCTGTTCAGATCGTTGTGAGATAAATACTCATGATAATGCCCCAATATCTATGATTCACCGAATATGGGAGCAATACAAACAAGATAAAGAACTTGCTTCAAAAGCTAAAATAGACTTTGATGACGCATTTGATA